GCTACAGAGAACTGCCCAAAAGGGTCAACTCCACTAGCAATTATTAAAGCTGATAGGCAGCGGCCTCTGGCAGTTGTTGATGCAGAGCATTTTTTTAAACTAACCAAACGGAAATAACTCCATGTCTAAAAAAGCATCTACGAATGCATTTTATCTAACAATTTATCCTCGCGCTGGTGAAGATCCATTTGACGTTGAGATAGACGCAGAACTAGCTCCAGACTTTCCTGAAGAAGAAATTCAGTACTTTCAGGATGTTATGCGAGGACTAATAGCTCACCTCAATGTCGGCTTAGATATGACCCATTTTATTGGCTGCAATATGAGGATGCTTGGTGATCTAGATGATGAGCTAGGTACTGTAATCCTAGAGCCATCTCCTGAACTGTCAGAAGCTATAAAAAAAGAAGCTGCTGAGAAAATAAAATCCAACATTTTACAATTTAAAAAGAAGTTACATTAAATGAAAAAAACCAACACTGAAGAACTAATTAGACCATTTGACTATGGTGAAACTCAAGCTGCAGTTGAACGAGATATGGTCAACAGCCCAGCGCATTATAACCAATCAATAGAGTGCATCGATGCAATGAAAGCTATGGCTGATGGCTGCGATATAGACTCTCATCAGGCTTACTGTTGGCAGAACATCTTCAAGTATCTTTGGCGTTGGCCTTACAAAAATGGCGTTGAGGATTTGAAGAAATGCCGCTGGTATTTAGACAGATTAATCGCTGAGTTAGAAGCTGAAAAATGAATTGTTGGCACTGTGGATCAAAATTGATCTGGGGCGGTGACCATGATTGCGAAGAAGAATCTGATTACCTGATTGAAAGCAATCTTAGCTGCCCAACATGCCAATCCTTTGTCCTAGTATACTATCCCAAGAAAGAAACACTTAATGAACATCACGAAAGAAGACATTGACGCATTCGCAGACATGCAAGAACCACCCTCTCAAGCCGGACTACATGATATGCCCACAGATTGGGATAATCACTACCAAACGCCTCTCCAAATGGTGCGTGAGTTTGCAAAGCGCATGGAGCAACCTCTAGATCAGGAATGGTATGCAGATATCAACTTAGAGAACCTACGTTTTAGCTTCTTGCAAGAAGAGTTTGATGAGCTCGCCGAAGAAAGCAATAAGGGAACAGATCCTGAGAATATGCTCAAAGAGTTGGCTGACCTTAGTTATGTTATTAACGGTTACTGCGCTACTTACGGCTGGGATTTAGACAAAGCTGTAAGGCGAGTTCACCTATCTAATATGAGCAAATTAGGCTTAGACGGCAAGCCAATAAAAAATGCCAAGGGCAAAGTTATTAAAGGCCCAAATTATAAAAAACCCAACTTAAAAGACTTAGTGGAGTAACCATGACTAATTTTAAATCCAACTTAAATCCTATGTTCCGAAGTAAATTCTCTGAGGACATCTTTAACCATAAATACAGACATGAAGGCGCTGAGACTTGGTCTGATTTAGCAAAGACATTAGTAGATGATGTATGCGGCGACCTTCTAACTCAAGAAGAAATCGATCAGCTTACTACATACATCACAGACATGAAATTTATACCTGGGGGTCGATACCTCTATTATGCTGGCAGACCCAACAAATTCTTTAATAACTGTTATCTTCTAAAAGCCGAAGAAGACAGTAGAGAGGATTGGGCAGACCTATCTTGGAAGTCTGAGTCTTGTTTGATGACAGGTGGGGGAATAGGAGTGGACTACTCTATTTACCGTCCTTCTGGATCTCCTATTAATAAAACAGGCGGTCAGGCTAGTGGACCTATTCCAAAGATGAATATGATCAATGAGATAGGTCGTAGAGTTATGCAAGGTGGTAGCCGAAGGTCTGCTATCTACGCTTCATTAAATTGGAAGCATGGAGACATTAACGAGTTTTTAGCAGCCAAAGATTGGGCCAGTATGCCTGTTGGCTCTACTGGTAAAACTCTTTGGGATATAAAACAGGAAGACTTTAACTTTCCAGCGCCCCTAGACATGACTAACATCTCTGTGAATTATGATACTGAGTGGCTGCTTAATTATTACAAAACTGGCGAAATTGGTTCTGTATTTCTCAAGAATGTAGAACAGGCAATGCGTACTGCAGAACCTGGATTTTCATTTAACTTCTTCGATAAAGAAGATGAAACTTTAAGAAACGCTTGCACTGAGGTGACCAGTTCGACAGACAGCGACGTCTGTAACCTTGGCTCAATTAACATGGGTAGAATAGAAGACATCCATGAAATGTCAGAGGTTGTAGAGCTAGGTACTAAGTTTCTTATTTGTGGTACACTAAAAGCTAAGTTGCCATACGATAAGGTGTATGAAACTAGAGAAAAGAACCGAAGGCTTGGTCTAGGTTTGATGGGTATGCATGAGTGGCTTATTCAGAGAGGCTCTAAGTATGAGGTGACTCCAGAACTACATGCTTGGCTATCTGTCTATAAAGGAGTATCCGACAAGGTTTCCAAAGAAACAGCGGATAACCTAGATGTCAGTACTCCTGTAGCGAACCGCGCTATAGCCCCTACAGGGAGTATTGGTATTCTTGCTGGTACTAGTACTGGAGTAGAACCTATATTCGCTGTAGCCTACAAGAGGCGCTACCTAAAGGGTAATTCTAGATGGGTTTACCAGTATGTAGTAGACTCAGCGGCACAAGAGCTAATAGATCGCTATGGAGCAAAGCCAGATACGGTAGAGAGTGCCTTAGATCTAGCAGCCGATTATGAGCGTAGGATGGCTTTTCAGGCAGACGTACAGGATTATGTAGATATGTCGATATCTTCTACTATAAATCTTCCTTCTTGGGGGTCTAAGCTGAACAATGAGAATACTGTAGAAGAGTTTGCTCATACGTTGGCTAAGTACGCACCTCGACTGAGAGGATTTACTTGCTATCCGGACGGTGCAAGAGGTGGTCAGCCACTTACATCTGTTCCTTACCAAGAAGCAGTGGAAAAACTAGGTGAGGAATTTGATGAACATGTGGAGACACACGACATCTGTGATATAAGTGGAACAGGTGGTTCATGTGGAGTTTAAACCCTTATTTTTAACAAAAAAACCCCTAAGTCACTTGACCTAGAGGCTATATTATTTTATATTATTACTTGAACGATTAGTCACCGTTCTAGTTGGTAAAACCTCTGATTGTGTTATTTCCTATAGTTACAGTCAGAGGTTTTCTTTATTTAAAGATGTCCTCAACTTCTTCAGAAACAGCAGTACTAACTGTATTAGATACCTCGTTAGCTAGTATATTAATATCCCCAACTTCTCTTACATAATCTTCTACATCAGGGTTATCTTCGTTGTAGACTATTGATCTTACTATACCGCTGGTTATGTAATCCGTAATTTCTTTAATCTGCGTAGGCGAGGCTGTTTTATCTTGGCTTATTTTTAAATATTTTATTAATAAATCTGGATTAGACATCAAGGTATCATAAGCCATAGAATAGTAGCTATTAGGGTTAATTGCATTTAGTAAGTTACTTGTTACTGTACCAATTTTTGTACCTAATGAGTTTAGAGGTCCAAGAGTAGCCTTAACCATACTAGAAACGCCACGCTCACCTTGTCTTTGGATGTTTTGTAAGTAGGAAGCGGTTTGGGATTGTCCTTTAATTATAGACCCAGTTTTCATGGTATCATTAATATCAGCTAACTCTAGCATTGCCCTAGATATTTGTAATATTTCTGGATTATCTGCAAAAACGATATCTCCAGTTGCGAATAGGTTGTCAGCTTCTTCGCTCGACTTATAAAAGCTGCTATATTTAGGTCTTTTATTTCCTAAAGAATCTGTTCTGGGATTAAGCATCTTCTGTCGGAAGTTCTTATGCCAAGCTGCTTTAATCCCGCTTAAAACTGCAGGATTTCCAGCCGCTCTATCCATAAGCTGTTGAGTAGCCTGAACACCACCATTTAGGTTATTAAATAAATCGGTAAAAGATTTGTAGGGTTCTTTCGGATTATATGTTCCACCTAGCTTTTGTACAAAAAATCTAAGTTCAGAAGCATCTATGTCATTTTTGACCTTTGTAGCTCTTTCTATTGCTTCATCTACCCTTGTTTGAGCTAAATTTCGGACACTCTCTGCACCTTCAGTTAATGCTTTCTTGCCTTGAGCTTGTAGTGCTAGTTCTTCCATATTAGCAAAAAAAGCATTAAATTCGTCACTTCTTTCAGGAAAGTTTTCTCTAAGAAGTCTACCTAGCTCTTTTGCTTTAGCCGCAACCTCTGAGGGAGTCGGGCCACCTTCTGAGAACTTAGCTACTTTGTCATAAAAACTAAGTACAATATCTGACATAATATAATTATAAGCATTGTCAGGATTAGAGAATGTCTCATTTCCTTTTTTAAGTAAATTTATTGTTTGCTTTGCGCCATTTGCTGTACCAGAAGCCCCTGAAAAGATATTATCTACAATAATTTCACTCTCATCTTTAAAACTGACTATGCCAAACTTAGCTCCTTTTTCTAAATCAACTGGTGAAGTTCTTCCTACTGTTCTGCTATATAAATCACCAAATGCTTTTAGAGGACCATCTCTCCAAAAAGGTGCATAATCATCTTTATAGTATTTCATTGCGTCTTCGACTTCAGGTATCTTTTTTCCACCATTTAAGTCGGATAATTTAAGAACTTGATCGTCTATAGAGTGAACAATACTGCGTATAGCAGATCCTACTTCTCTCTCACCTTTATCAAAACTATCTGAGGCAAGTTTGCTTAAAGAAGGTCTTACCTGATTATATAGTACTTTAAAATCCACACCTTTACCTTTTAAAACTGATAGGAGAGTAGGCACATCTAACTCAATTGAGTCAGCGTCTACTCCGGCTTTTATTAAAAGGTTTGTAACATCGTCAGCAACTTCCTGACCCTCTTTTACAGCAGCCTTTGAAGATCTCAATGCTGTTTGTATTGTGCTAATAAGTCGTGTGGATAGTAGAGCTTTTCCTGTTGGATCAAAGGCATTTGATGCTTTTACTGCATTAGCTACCACTTCTGCAAAAGATTCTGCATCAAAATTTAAACCATCTGGTATAGCATCAAATTTTGCTTTTAATTCTAAATCCATAGCTCTTTTACCTTTTTCAAGGTTAGATATTATGGCTTCTCTGCTTTGATCTTTGGGTGCAGTAGTCTTAGTAATTCCACCATCTGTCATACTAGATATTCTAGCGGCTAACTCTGCATTGTTAGTAACAGCCGCTACAGCTTCATCCTCTGCTAACGCCTGTAAGGTTTGTCTTTGAGCAAGTGTTTCCTCTGAAGTTTTTAAAGCTTTCTGGCTTGCTTCTAGATTATCCTCTGCAACTTTAACTGTAGATAAGGCATCATCTGTTATCTGGGTTCCAGCAACAGCTATCTCTTCAGAATCTCCTA